GCAGGACATTTAAAAGACCAAGGTGTGGCGGAAGGATCTCTGAACGAAGCCAACAGTCTAAAAGGCACTATAGACAGCATCGTGGTGCATGGTGAGGCTATCGCACAGATATATGAACAGATGAAGTCGGCCGCTAAGAAATATGTGGATAATCACGGCGAGCTGGAAGGATTCAGCATGGTTGCCGCTGGTATCGGATCACGCTGGTTCCAGTCATTCTATTTCAACAAACTACAGAACGAACTCTATGCCCTGGTCAAACAGGCACCTAAATACTCTCCACTCCTGCTGGATTTCCTCAAGTCGGAAGATTCCAAGTCATTCGGTAGAGTAGCAAAAGGTCTCCCGGGTATCCTGGAACAGATAGGATCAGAACTGGGCAGCCAGGAACTGATGCGTTTCGGAAAACATTGGGCCCAGCGCCGTAGCGATTACCAGGCATATCTCAGCGGTCTCGAAGACGATGATGACTACGATGATGGTCCTCAAGAAAAGAAACCTAAGGATACGACACAGGGTCAACAAAATGCACAGGCGGCGGTGTTGATCAATCAAGGGATTAAAGATCATATACCTGCCAAATATCAAGGCAAAGTTAGGAATATGATCGATCGTTTACCTATGGAAAAAAGGATTATAGCACTTCAACAGGCTATAGAAAAATTCAAGGGTATGAATGAAAGTAAGCAAGGTGTGGCGGAAGGCTCTGGTGGTCCAAGCTGGCCAGAAGTTATTTCTGCACTAACACAGGGCTATCCAGACATTGACCCAACAGATGCATTAAAACCACTAATGCAGAAATACCGAGTATCATACAATTACTTTGACAAACTAGCCCAGCAACAAGGCTATAAGGATGTATTTGATGCATACGCTGAGTTTGAAGAACTACCTACAACAGGTCCTACTATGAGCAAAGGTGTGGCGGAAGGCAAGGGTCTAGCCAAGAAGGTAAAAGTTGTCAAAGGCGAACACGCTGGTAAGACAGGTTGGATTAGAGAAATTAAACATGGCGCACACAAAGGCGCCCCAAAAACCTATTACATTGACCTAGACGATGGCGGTCAGGCAAATAACTTACCGGCTACAGCATTACGATTAGTCAAAGACCAAGGTGTGTCAGAAGCCTATGGAAGACCGCCCGAAAGAATTGATATTCCCACTAGTCTGGTTATTCCTCCTTATAGAATAGATTTTGACATTACAACTAGAATTGCCACTATTACACAACGTGGAACAGAAATAAAAAAGATAGCTATACCTAAAACAATAATTGGTGATAATTATAGAAACTATATACTGAGAGTTATAGAAAAAATAGAAGATGAAAAGTACGGGGACGATATAGAAGATAGAGATGTCAGTCTTCCCATCAGAGAAGATGACGAAGCTAATAAACAATTTGACATGATAGAAGCCATGGTCAGTGAACTAGCCAGTTTGAATCAGATAGACGAAGATGTCATCTGGGAAATGTATGATGATATGGATGATCAATCTCTGTTAAATGAAGCCGAAGCTTGGCAGACTAGCAAAGGCAAAAATAAAAACGGCGGATTAAATAAAAAAGGTGTCGACAGTTATCGTCGTAGCCATCCTGGCAGCAAGTTACAAACAGCCGTGACAACCAAACCTAGCAAACTTAAAAAAGGCAGTAAAGCGGCTAAACGTCGCAAGAGTTTCTGTGCTCGCATGAAAGGCATGAAAAAACATCGTGCCGGCGCAAAAACCAAACGTGATCCAAATAGTCGTATCAACAAGGCTTTGCGTAAATGGCATTGCGAAGGAGTAGAAAATTTAGAACGGGCATTGGCAGAAGCTATTAAAAAAGATAAAGAGTTGAAACCTGGGCAGTATTATATTTGGAAAATATATTTTGACGACGGTACAAACAAAACAATTAAAGTTACCAAAGACAACTTTGATCCCAAAGCTTACTATGCCAAGAAAAACAAAACAGTAGTAAATGTTGATTACTCGTGGGAACCACACAATGAAGACCAGCAGTAATATATCCTGCCCAAACGTTATTGACAGCACGTTGGATTAATTGTGTATCCTTATCCTATCTATCCAGAACCAGACTCTGCGTATCCTGAAAGAGATCGACCAGTTTTGCCATTTGCTCCCGTATAGTTGACAAACCAAGATAAATATGCTAACATAGCATATGACTGTAAAAATTACTAAACGAATTGGTATGTTAGTAGCCCGCAATAACTTTGTATACAGAGGTGTTGGTGCTTATTCAAAAAGCATTATTGACTGGGCATTGGACGCAGGATATCATATTGACATTATATCAGATGCTGCGGTTAGAGATAATGGATTATTTTCAGCGTACAAACAACGAGTACAATGGATACAACCAGACAATACTATAATTGATTCAATATATAAAGAACTTAGTTCTTTTTCAAAACCTTTTGATACAGCGTTATCATTAAATTTTCGAAATTCCTTGGTCAAAGCTTTACGCAGTCATACATATGATATGATAGTTACTAATGTAGGAGAAGCATTAGATGCTGTTACCAGTATTGGGGTACACAAATATTGTACAGTATTACACGCAACACATCATGAGTCAGAAGCAGGCATTAAAGTATTACATGATATTTTTTCTCCAGGGGTAACTGATCATTATAGAGCATTGTGTAACTTACCTGATGTTGTGTTAGCATGTCAAAGTAATTGGATACAGTCACATGCCCGTATACAATATCCCAATAAAACAGATGAGTGTTTAGTTGTTCCGCCCTTAGTACCAGAGCAAGAATTACTTAATTTCTCTTCACTGCCCGTTGAACGTTGGGGAGTTGGTTTTGTAGGACCGTGGGAACCACGTAAAAATCCCGAAGCGTATATTGCCGCACTAAAAGCATCTGGTTTGCCAGCTGTGGTTCTAGTGCCATCCGAAACCAGTGCTAAGAAGTTCCAAGAACGTTTCAAAAAAGAAGGCATTGAATACAAAATACACGTGGGTGTGACAGGTATGGAGAAAACACGTATAATACAAAGTCTCGGGGCGGCTTATCATCCCGCAGTCAGTGAAACATTTGGATTGGGAGCATTAGAAACAGCACATTCTTGTCCAACTGTATTATTAGACAAAAACGAGTGGAGTCAAGCACACAGAGACTATGCTATTATAGTAAATGAAAAAGACGTTGCCAACGTACTTAAGGAAGTATACGGCGCAGGTGTTGATACGGCACTACAGAATAAATTGACACAACGTAATCAAAATATACGCGATGTGTTGTCAGCATTAGCTCAAAGAATAACCAGTGATTCAGTTCCAAAAAATAACTTTTATAAAGCATTGGATCAGCAGGGTTTAATTAAACATGAAGATTTTACTCAAGCACAGTCAAGTTTTTGCACAGATGAGATTTACAAAATGCTCAAGATTCCTAGCGTATCTACTGTAGAAGTACTACATAGTTATAATCAAACTTATTATAGATGTCGAGGAAGCAACCTAATGCCAACTGAATCGAAAGATCCATTTGGCACACTGTTTGCTTTCGAATAGAATGGCCTTAGGACCGCATTTAGTTGCGAGGCTGGGCGGCTACTGCCCTGATATTTTGATTCGCTACCAAAATATCTAAAAGTAGCCAAATTAATAGGTAGTATTTGGTACTTAATGTATAATGTATTATTAAAGGAGAACTTATGTCAGATCGCGTATTTACAGCAGAACAAACTAAAAAACTTGAACAAATTATCAATGAAGGAATGGCAGTGACATTTGAAATTGAAACTTTGACTACAGGCTTAAATGACACTGTCAAAGCCATCGCTGAAGAATTAGAAATCAAACCTGGCATTTTAAAGAAAGCAATTAAAATTGCTCACAAGGCTGAATTTGGTCGCACACAAGATGATCATAGTCTTTTAGAGCAAATATTGACCACTGTCGGAAAGACTCTATAAGCCCCATTTAGTGACTAAATTGTAATATTGCTTGATTTTGTTTTCTCGAGCAATAGTATCTGAATATAATTCTCCGAAAGTTTTGGTTGCTTTTGTATTCAATTCATTTGGAGAATATTTTGCCTGTAAAGTGTATCTACATAAGCATTTATTAGTATTAGTTAAAATGGAGAATTAATATCAGCTACATTGACAGTTTATATGATCGTGAACATGACAGAATACACGTGGTTGAGCGAGTCAACGGAGAACGTGTTTATAAAGAGTATCCAGCGGATTATATATTTTACTATGATGATGTTAGGGGCAAATTTAAATCTATCTATGGTACACCTGTTAGTAGATTTAGTGCACGTACTGCCAAAGAATTTAGGCGCGAAGTTGCCATACAAAAAGGCAAACAGCTATACGAAGCCGATATCAATCCCATATTCCGTTGCTTAGAAGAAAACTACAAGGGAGTTGATGCTCCTGAATTGCAAGTGGCATTTTTTGACATTGAAGTAGACTTCCATAAAGAACGCGGTTATTCACCCACTACTGATCCATTCAATGCCATAACTGCCATTTCAGTTTATCTACAGTGGTTAGATCAATTAGTAACACTGACTATTCCGCCCAAACATATGACTATAGAAACAGCAAAGGAAGTAACTGCTGATTTCAGTAACTGTATAGTTTTTGAGCATGAAGCAGATATGCTGAAAACTTTCTTGGATTTAATTGAAGATGCCGACGTGTTGTCTGGATGGAACAGCGAGGGATATGATATACCTTATACAGTCAATCGTATCAAACGTGTACTCAGCAAAGATGACACACGCAGATTTTGTTTGTGGGGTCAGTATCCTAAAGAACGAGAATTTGATAGGTTTGGGGCTACCAATACTACATATGATATCGTCGGACGTGTACACATGGACTACATGCAGTTGTATAGAAAATACACTTACGAAGAACGACACAGCTATAGTTTAGACGCCATTTGTGAATATGAGCTTAATGAACATAAAACAGCTTATGAAGGTACGCTAGATCAATTATATAATCAAAACTTTAAAAAGTTTATTGAATATAATAGACACGACACGTTATTGCTTAATAAGTTAGATTCAAAGTTAAAGTTTATAGACTTAGCCAATGAATTGGCGCATGCCAATACTGTGTTGATTCCGACCACCATGGGAGCCGTGGCTGTTACAGAACAGGCTATTATCGTAGAAGCACATGAACGTGGGCTAGTAGTGCCCAATCGCAAACAAAGATTGACAGATGACGATACCGCGGCAGCCGGAGCTTATGTAGCTTATCCAAAAAAAGGCATGCATGAATGGGTAGGCGCAGTTGACATTAACAGCCTGTATCCATCGGCTATACGAGCATTAAATATGGGAATGGAAACTGTTGTCGGACAACTACGTCCTGTAATGACTGACCGGTACATAAATGAAATTGTTGACAGGGGCAAGACATTTGCGGCAGCTTGGGAAGGAGTATTTGCCTCGCTAGAGTATACGGCAGTTATGGAACAACAAAAAGGTACAGAAATAACAGTAGACTGGCAAGATGGAGACAGTACTGTACACAGTGCCGCAGACATTTGGCACATGATTTTTAACAGCAATCAGCCGTGGATGTTGACTGCTAATGGAACTATAGTTACGTATGAACGCAAAGGTGTGGTTCCAGGCTTACTTGAACGTTGGTACGCTGAACGTAAAGAACTACAGGCTAAAAAGAAAGAAGCTACTGACCCCAAAGAAATTGCCTTTTGGGACAAACGACAGTTAGTGAAAAAAATTAATTTAAATTCCTTATACGGTGCTATTTTGAATCCGCATTGTAGATTCTTTGACAAACGTATTGGGCAGTCAACTACACTAACAGGACGTAGCATTGCCAGACACATGGCTGGCTATATCAATGAATGTATTACTGGTGTTAAGGATCACTTGGGTGATGCTATTGTATACGGCGACAGTGTGACAGGCGATACACTTATCAAAACCGATTCAGGCGAAATAACCATCGCAGAGCTATTTAGACAAACTCCAGAGCATAGTGTGATTGGGGAAAAAGAGTATGCAACTTGGTCATCGGCTAAGGTCATTGGATTTAACGCATACGAAGATGCTACTGTTATGAGTAAGATATCTTATATCATGCGTCATAAAACAAAAAAGAAGTTATACAAAATTACTTTAGAAAACGGAAAATCAGTTAAAGTAACCGAAGATCACAGCATAATGGTCGATCGAGATGGTATGCTATTGGA